CACAATCAAATGCACTATTATCTGATAAAAATCCTACCGTAGTAGATTCTTGTGAATATACTTCAAAATAATCTATTTTATCTACACCATCATAATTTTTGCTTAATGCTGGAGCATTTAAACCATTAACAGCGCCAGTAGGCAATAAATAATCGCCTCTTTTAAAATGTTCGTGATGAGTATAGTCAAAATTTATTTTAGATTCTATAGGAATAGAAACTGAACCAGAGCCAAGCTGTGTTCCATTATTTTCTGTTTCCGTATCCGCTCCCATACCTTTATATTTATTATAAGCAAATATATTTACAAAAGTATCTCCCCCTGAAACATCAGCAGCATAACTATTAGCATCTTGTGTTACTGCAGTAAAATGTCCTGTACTAATATATCTAGTAGAAGCTATTGCACTATCAGAATTACCACCATATTGATTTGGTAAATCTCTAACTATATTGCATAAATATCTATATGGGAAAAAGAATAAAGATTTTGATTCTCTTGTATATGCATGTTTATGCGCTATAGGTTTTATACTTGCATCATCAAATCTATAATCTAAAACTCTTTTACCATCTATACTTACCAAACTAGGTAAGCTTACATTTTGTCCAACTAAACCATCACCAGCTAAATAAAATTCTGGTAGTAAATTTATACCTAATATTGAACCGTCTATTCTTAAACCTAGAGTTGGATTACATATATCATAACTTGAAGTATAATGACTATTAGGAAGATAATGGCCATCTGCTTCAGAATTTCTATCTTTTTTTGTAAGAGATATAGGTACAATATGTTTTAAAAATCCAGACTCACCCATTACGCCATTACTAGAAGTAGCATTAAAAGAAAAAGTTGAAGCATTATTTATTGAGCCTGGATTAGAAAGAGTATATACTTTTTCTGGAGAACGCCAAGAAGTAAAAGTCATATCATGTGCACCTCTGTTTACCATACCTGCACCTACAAAACCCATAAATGAATTTTTTACTTCACCAAAACCTATATCTTCAGAATCTAATATATCAAAATTATTATCTAATACACCTTGGCTGTCATGATTAACTAAATTGCTAAATTGATTTTCATAAGCTCTTTTATTATATAACCCTGTGTCTTCTACATACCACTCTACAAATGAATGCTCTCTTCTTCTTCCAGAGTTACCTAATTCAGTTAAAATTTTCTCATTAGTAAATTGAGCTGTTTCTGGCAGAGCTGCATTTTGTACAAAATCGTTTTGACCTATATGACCTGCTTCTGATATAAACTGTAAATTATGTTGAGGAGTACTTGTTTGGTTATATGGTAAATTATTTTGAACTATACCAGGATTATAATTGTATGCATTAAATGTAGCTCCTGAAGGCGTTCTCCAACTTAAACCGTGGTCTTTTCTAAGTTGAGAAAATTGTGATAATACACTTACTATTTTTAATTTATCACCTGACTTTCTTTGATATGGTATCATTCCACCCATAACATCTAAAGAGTCAAATGTAAAATAATTTGGATGTGTAGCTTTAGAATTTGCAGGCCATCCAAATTTATAAGTATTAGAAGCATCTATATATCTAAAACTAATAAACTCATTATTTTCATTAAAAGTTTCAGTTAAAGGAGTTGTTGCACCGTTTTTATACTGAAAACCTGAATTTACATTTGTTGGCCCAGTATAAGAAGTACTTAACCCTCTTGCTCCAAGTCCTGCACCTGCAAAATACGCAAAACCTAATTTTGCTGAATAAAGTTCACTTCTTTCTGGTACATTTTTTCTTACACCAAAATTTATAGGCATTAATCTAAATGAATAAATACCATTATAATCATGATTAATTATTGTAGGAGTAAAATCAGCACCATCATCTGACCAGTCTCCTGCAGTATCAAATTGATATTTATTAGCAAAAGAATGTTTTTCAGCTTCGACTTCTGTAATAAAAGGCCCAATATTTCCTGGAATAAATCTTTGTGATAAATTATCATTACCTCCAGCTATACCCATAGGATTTAACATTCCTTGTGTTATGACTGTTCTATCACCATCTGTTCTTTCTGCTCTAACTATTTTAAATCCAGATATAGATTCTTTAACAGCATTAGATAATTTTACCTCAAACCTTATATATAAATCTGTAAGTCTATGTACATACTCAGCTTCACCTAAAGTTCCACCTTTAAAACCTTTTGGTAAATAACCTCCTGCTACAGGATTACTAGAATCAGTATATACACCATTATATATTTTATCTACTTGAGCAGGCCCCCAAAATCCTTCTACATAACTTAATCTGTAGTCAGGACAATTAGCATCTATTTCACAAGTTAATGTTCCTGATGAACCTGCAGTTTTTGTATTAGACCTAGAAAATCTCCAATAATCATCTTCGTGATTAGGCATCTGTATATCTCCTATATATCTAGCAAATCCAGGATTACCCATTCTATCATAGAAGACTATAGCAAATCTATATATTTCTCCTCTTTGGTATCCTCTTTTAACACTTGTATATAATGGATTAGCGTGAGCTTGTGCATTACCTACACTTATAGGATATTCATTTAAAAATGGATTAGGGGTTTGTCCAATTATAGATTCAGTTATTGGCCCTGAATTAGTACTTGCGCTATTAAAACTACCTTTATTTCCAGCTATCCTATCTTCCATGTGAAACGATACTCTAATACCATTATCAGAATTATCAAAATCATCTGTATGTCCACCTAAAATTCTTCTAAACTTAGAGCTATCTTTAGAATCTTTAATAGGTAATTGCCAATATCTATGTATAGAATTTTCGAATGAAGAATCATTAGTTATAAAACCACTTGATGCAGCAGCATTATCCGTTCGAGCAGATATAGCTTGTAATTTAGGGTCTGAGGTTGTAGCTGAACTTATACCTTTGTATCTTTTTATTTGAGCATCAAATGTAAATGTTTCAGGTAAACTTCTAAGATTAGCTGCAAATAATATATTATCCTTAACCTCTATAGCTTTACAGAATCTCCAAGTATTATTTTGTACTGTAAATTCTTCTAATATTAAAGGACTTGATAAATCTAATTCTGAATGTACATAAGTAAATTCATCACCTGAAAATGTTTCTTCTGTAACTTCAAATAACTGTCCAGCTCCTGCTAAATTATTTGCATAATAAATTACATAAAGTTTTATAGTATCAAAATTAGTATCTAATCCTTTTATTTTTATTTCTAAACTTTTCCCAGAATTATCTACACCAATAGCAATATCACCTATCATATCAAATGTATTGCCATCAAAATCTCCTAAACCAACAGGAACAAGATTACTTAGTGTAGATACACTTGTATCACCTCCTCCTGCAGAAAGTAATTTGTATCCATATTCATACATACCTGTAGGTAAAGAACCTGCAGATACATTAGTAACAATAGGATGACTTAATTGGTATTGTGGTGTAGCAGATAAAGACTCCAAAGACAAAGCAGATAAATTATCATCTAATACATTTATTGTTCTTAATGGATTTAAATTATCAGTCCATACTAATCTTTGTACACAATTATTTTCTATTATACCTCTAACAATTAATTTATGTGTATCTTGAAAAGTTAATGCATTTCCATAGATTACTTCTTGTGATATAAGTTCTCCACTAACATCAAAGACTAATTTATGTATATGACCAAATTGTGTCTGACCAGGTATCTTATCTTGTGTATATAAATACAATTCATTAACAAATGAATAATGTCCCACTACTACAAATCTATCTGTAAAAGGATATATAGAAGATTGCTCTAGCCACATACCAGCACTAAAACTATTAGTATCAGTTTCATTCCCTAATTCATCAGGGTCTGTTGCAGTTCCTAATTCACCTATAATGATTCTTTGTAATACATATCCTGCATTTATCGAGCTTTGTGATAATGTGTATGATAAACCATCTTGAGTTGCCTGAAATGTAATATGTTGTGTTATAGCTGCAACAGAGTTAAATGCATTAGCTATTGCTGTATATAAATCTAAAACACTATTCATTACAAATTGTATAGCAGGATTATCAACAGCAACTGCTGCAGCACTAGATGAACCAGGCAAACCTAAATAAACTCCTAGCGTAGCACCTGTTCCAGATATATCATCTACCAAATATGTTTCACCAGGAGTAAAATCTGTTTTAGGTCTAAAAACAAATAACTCTTTACCTGGAATAGCATTTAATGTTACCTTTATACTAGTACCATTTATATTTTGTGCTGCAAAATGTTTACCATCTAAACTAGTTATACGAATATTTGTAGCATCCCTATAACTTCCTGCAGGTTGTAATTGCTCAGTAACATCAGTAACAATACCTTTATTGAATGTTTCTGGTTTAGATTTTCTTGTATTGCTCATTATAAATTCTTAAATCCATTATTAGTTATTACAGGAACTAATGTATTCCACATTCTAGCAACAGCTTCCATTTCGTGCTGTGAAGGCATATTATCATTACCTCTTGCTTGTCCACATAACCAATACCATCTTTTCTCTAAGTCTCTAAATATATACTGAGGTAGTTTTTGATTATAATAATCTATAGCTTTGTGTCTCCACATAATATAGGCTGATACAGCATCTACATGTGAAGTTTCTATTAATGGAAAACCTTCATCATCTGTTTGTATTCCTAAATAAGATATTTTTATTTTATCTACATCACCAGAAAAATGAATAAACTCATCATCAACATAGTATCTTTGTGACCTACCACCAGAATCTTTATCACTTCTGAATGTATGATTTGTAGGTAAATAGAAAGTATCACCCGCTTTCAAATCAATTAGTTTATAGAAATCACAAGGGAGTTTAACTTTTTTATTTTTTACTTCTAGCTCTACTGTAATTTCAGAAAATGTATCTTTTGAACCTATTTTGATTTCAGCTTCAAATGCCCATTCAATAAAATTTATAATATGATTGTTAGTATCTCGCAAACCTAAATTACGAGCTACTGCAGCAGCCACTGTATATATGCTTGTTTTTCCTTTATGTGACATAATTAAAAGTCGTTTTCTTTAGTAAAATCCTTTATACTATCTTTCAATAATGTTAAAGGCATAATCTTACACTTACCCATAGTTCCTTTACGATGCCACATTAATTTATAGTAATAGTCATCAAGTATAGGAACTTTATACTTTACCAACTCTCCCTGCTTTTTTGTTTCTGCCCAATCAACTCTAATGTGAAAAGGTCTTTTATGTTCATTCTTTTTTATGTAGCAATAACCCATATTATTAGGTAAATGTACAACTTCTCTGCTATACACTACTTCTTGTGTAAAAGCATTATAGAATGATTTTAAGAGCTTTTTATACTCTTTTAGACTAATGTCTATATTGTCCCCCAACTGCTCATATATCTCATCTATTGCGATATATTTATGTTTATACGTCTTACTTACCAACTTTCTTTCCTGCTACAGAGAAATCTTCTACTCCGTTATTAAAGTTATCTTGAGGTGTTCTTAATGTATAAGCCAACTCTGATTTCAATACTCTATCTACCAATACTGGTAAATGTTCATCTGGAAATGGAAATGGTGTAGTTTCATCATCAAATCTAATTAATGGTAAAGTTGTACTTGTTCCATTAATTTTATCTCCATCTCTAGGGTCTTCTAATATACCTCTAATATTTACATAAGACATTTCATTATCTAATGGTAAAACTAAATATAGTTCTTTATCTATAAAGTATGCTCTTCTATGATTTTTACCAAATCTATTATACTTTCCTAAATAAAGATTATGTTCATCTATTAATGGTATAGGTGTAACTTTATCTACAAGACCTACAAAAGTTACTCCTCTTTTATTATTAAACTTTAAAAATTGTGGTAAAAAACCATCTCGACTATAGTTTAAGTAATTAACTTTATATACATTCTCACCATAAATTACTCCTGGAGCATCTGCTATATCAACTTTAACTACAGGTACTGTACCCAAATCTTGTTCTACTTGTAAAGGTATAAACCTACCGTTGTTAGTAATCTCAAGCAATATTTTATTTCTATGATAAATAACCCACAGCTTGATTTGTGATAATGATATATCAAAATCATCAGAAGCTCTACCATTGGTTGCAATGTTTTTAATATTGTACGCTATTTCGTTTAATGTAGCCATACTACAAAAATAATATAATTATAAGCAAAATGGGCCGTCGTAATTAAATAATTACTCGAGCCCATTCCACGTGATTGCAGGGGAGCAATATTACCTGTTCTGTGCTGCTGTCTCCCCAGCTTGAGCAGCATAGAATTGTTTAGAAGCATCTATATTAGCAAGCATCTTTCTTGCTGCTATATTTACTGTTTCAAAATGTGTGTGTTGAGGTAAATCATTTATCTGATTACCTGCAGTTGTATCCATCGTAGGATTTTTTAAATATCTTAAAACACCTGATGCTGGTACAGCACCTATAATTCTAAGAGTATTGCCTTGACTTACCAATATAGGATTAGTAGCTGATGCTCTATTGAATGGGTCATTTATAGTAGCATCTACATCATCTATTTGATAAAACTTTAAACTATAAGGTATATTGTTAATTGTAACATTTGCTGATAAAAAATATCTAAAATCAGCAGGATATGCTACTGTGTCACTAGTTATAGAAGTTGTATCTTCTACAACTAATGTTCTTAGATTATCTCTTGACTCTTGATTAGTTTCAAATCTTAAATAATTTTGTTCTACAAAGTCATGTGTTGCAAGTTCAATAAAAGTTTGTATCTCTGCATCTGTAAAATACGGAGCATCTGCTTTATCTAATAATAATCTTATAGTTTCTAAGGCAACAGTATTAGTCATCTATCTCTTTTATTTTTACAGGCTTCATTTTATTTGTAGCTTTAATTTTTTTAGGCTTACGCATTTCATTCTTTAAAAGTGCATAAACATCTATATTATCTTTAAGCCATACAATAATTGAGTCCTTAGTCAATCCTACATTAATGTTACCATATTTCCAGGTACCATTACTAAATTGAAATATTTTACTTGATATAGCATCATGTAAAAATGTTCTCATTTCCTTATCATCATCATGATATATACCTAAAAATTTAGTTGGATTATCATAAGCCATTTTAATAACTTTAGATTTTAAAACTTCATCATTAGATGTTTGTCCAAACCCTGCAAGTTTAGCAAAATCACGATATTCTTTTGTATTCATTTTAGCTGCAATAATTACAGCATCTGCAGAGTTAATAGCTTGTTCTGCTACTAACATTTCTTTTTCTGTTTGGTCTTCAACCTTAACAAGTCCTTGATGTGTTAATGGATGGTCTTTAATAAATTCATATAATCTTACATGAAAATCATTATCTAAGTTTAATGTTAAAACAGGTCGTTCCATAGTAAACTCTCTCATTACAAGTCCATTGTTGTCTACTAATTCTTGTCGAATACCATTTCGATTATTATAAGAAGAAAAAGATAAAAATCCCATCTTCTTAGGTTTTTTAGCCGTTATTGTTACAAAGTGTGGCATATTGAAAATTTATTTGTTATTACTCCCTTTAGTCCATTTTAATTGTCCTTTGCTATTAGCTTGGATTCTTGGGTTGGATGCTCCCTTGGGTTTACCCCATTTTAATTTAGGTACACTCATATATGCAGACCTAAAATGTTTTTTTGTATCTGGCTCTTGTGGTATGTCATTAACATCTACAAGTTTGCCATCTATTAGTTTATATATTGTTTTCCCCATATTAAAAAAGAGGAAGGGTATTAACCCCTCCTCTAATAATTATTAATTATACAGCAGACAAGATACCGCAAGAAAGTGGATTTCTTACAATAATTCCTGACTCTGATAATAAGTGACATTCGAAGTTATCATCTCCAGAAGCTGCCATCATTGAACCTGCATCAAATGGATTAACCATTCCAGGAACATATTTCTTGATATAGTTTCTGTTAATGCCTTCAGCACCTTTAGCAATTAATTCAACATTTGAAACACCTGAAGTAGTTCCAAAGTCCATAAATACCATCTTACCTGATTCTTTCTTTCTAGCTGCGCTAAATGAATCAGTATCAGATACTGTCGCTGAGTGTACGTTAGGGTCATCAAATACTGGGCAGTAAGCCAAAGTAATTTTGTTTCCTAATGCATAGTAAGTAGTAAAGTTACCACCTAACTCAATATCACGACCAGCTTGAGAATCAAAGATAGTAGCACCACCAGCACCGCTAGCAACAATTAAGTTTTTCATAGCTTGGTGGAATGCAATCTTACCTTCCATACCTGTAAATACTACATACTCATTACCTTCTGGCATTTGAGAACTTAATGCTAACTTAGCAATAAACTCAGTAATAATTTCCTCAGTTAAACCACCACCTGTATAAGTAGCTTGATTAACTGCATCAATTTGCTCTAATATACCATCACCAGTAACAATTTCTCCACCTAATGCTGCATCATTTACTAATGTATCACCATTATCACCAGGGAAATCATCTGCTGAAGAAGCAGCATATGAAGCTTTACCATACCATCTTTGTAATTCCATTTCATACATAAACTGCTTTTCTTTAATATCTTCAGCAGTGAAGTACCATAAACGGTGTCCGTTATTTTCAATCCAAGTTACATCTGTTAAAGCAGAACCTGTAATAACTGACTTACGTCTGTGTGTAGTTAACCAGTTCTTATATGTATCTGGATACACTAAGTTTTGTCCTACTGCAGAACCTAAAGAACCTTCACCAAATGCTGTACCGATAACACCGAATACATCATTTACTGCATAATCCTCAGTACCTCCTATAGCATCTAACATAACGAAATCTACGTCTGCTTGTCCACTATTTGTAGTTTTATCTACAGCTTTAACAATCGCACGCTTTCCATCAGGGAAACGTACTTTATCATTTACTTGTAGTGCACATGGCTCTGCTGTTGTATCTTCAAAGATAAACTCACCGTTAGCCGTTGTAGAACCTACAGCAGTTGCAGTAGCATTAGTTCGTGCAGTTTTTAAAGTAGCTGGGCGACTATAACGACCCATTACTTTCCATTCGAAAGAATTGTTACCTAAAACTTTTTCTCTCGCGCCTCTACCTGCTTTTTCTAGCAAGTATGTTAATGTGTATCGAGGATACAAATCAATCAATGTCTTTGCAATCTCTGGATACTTAATCAAATTCGCAACAACCGAGTTAGACTCTTGGTTATCTGACGAATATGTACCTGTTGTAATTTTCATCTTACTCTTAATTTAAAATATTAAAACTTTTTTTAATAAAGGAAATTAAGTAATCCAATCTTGAGCTTTGCTCTTATCTTTGTTTACTCTGATTGACCCCTTTTGCATAGTCAATCTATTTAGCCATAAACTGAGCAGGGTCAAAACCTGACGGCTTTGGCGCCTTCCTAGCTCCAGCTCTTCTACCTAAATCGGGAGAAGTTATGTTATCAAGAACTGAACTTTTTCCTTTCTCGAAACCATCATTAGAAATCATCTTAAATATCTTCTTGTGATTCTTCCATAAAAATGCCATCTGTGCAACATTGGCGTGAGATGCATTCATATCATTATCAAATCCTCCAGAAGTAACATATTTAAAAATGTCTTCTCTTTCTTTTCTTGAAACCTTACCACCAAAGAATCTTTCATTTTCTTTTAAATAGTTTATTAATTGGTTTCTATTTTCTTCTACAGCTTTTATTTCTTCAGCTTCAGAATTTCTTTGTTCTTCAACTAATCTTCTTTCTTCAGCATCTGCTGCATTTCTTATATCTTTCTTTAAAGCTAAAGCTTCTCTTTTTAATAATCCAACTGAATCTAGATTATCAACTTCTTGTTTAGCTTCTTCTTTTGTCATCCCCTGAGCAACAAAATCAGCCATCATTATTTGTTTATCTGTAAACTTTAGATAGCTTCTTAGTTGTGTTACCTTATCATTTACAGGTACAGGATTAACTGCTGAATCTATAGCTTTAACTAATTGGTCATACGATTCAACCTCAAGGCCTAAGTCATTAGCTAATGTTTCCCAAGAAGCTACTGTTCCTGTATCTTCGCTTTCATTCTCAACTTCTTCATTTTCGAAGTTCCAAGAATCTTCATTATTCTCTGTCGTTTTTTCTTCTGTTGTTTCTTCTTCAACTTTGATATTATCCCAAGCAAATCCATCTTCGGATTCTTCTGAAGTTGTTTCAGAGCTATCAGTTTCATTTTCACTAACGACTTCTTCTGTTTCTGTTTCTTCTGCATTTTCAGTATCAACTGTTTTAGTTGCTGTAAATGCTGCTGCATCAAACTCATTGGTTTCTTCTTTTATAGTTTCTTCAATAAGTCCTTCTTTTTTTTCTTCTGACATATAATTGTTTTTTTATTACTCCCTATTTTGCAAATATATATAAAATTACTTACCTTCTTTTAAATCTGCTTCTAAAACTTTTTTGTCCATAGATACCTTTTCTTTCATATCAGCTATATCTCTACTATCTTGAGAACGTATTTCAGCTTCTTCTATTCTACCTTCAGACATAATTTTTGCAGATTCTATTCTTGCATTAGCTTCTATAGTTGCTATTTCTTTTTGATGTGCTCTTTTAGCTTCATCAGATTGCATAGCCATTTGTTGTTGCTGTTGTTGTGCTTGCATTTGTGCTTGCTGTGATTTTTTAACAGCTTCCATACCAGCTTCTAGTATATGCTCTGCCTCTGTCATACTATCAGCTTTCAATACTTTTATAATGTCTAACATTGTTATTGAACCTGATTGTAGTGCTGACTGAGCAAGATTTTGTACTTGTAGTTTAATATTATCATCTCTACCAGAATCTCCTATATATACTCCATAATCATTAAGTGCAATATCAGGAAATACTGATAAAAAGTTAAATGCTCCATCACCTAAAAAGAAACCTGCTTTTTTACCCTGTGACCAACAAACTTTCATTAACTCTACCATTCTTTCAAAAGCTATACGCTTTAACATATTGTGTTGATAGAACCAAGTTTCTGTAATTGTAGCAGAAGATACAACACTTCTTTGTACATTACCTACCTGCTCATATTGACCTACAGAACCTTCTCTTTGTCTTGTAACACCAGATATTTGTCCAGCAGTTTGCTCTAGCATCATTTTTAAATTAATAAGCTGTTGCACAGAATTAGATAAAGTAAAATCTACTTGTTGAAACTGATTGAATGATGAAGTTTGATTACCTTCATCTTTTGAGTTTATAGGTATAATACCATCATTTTTAATATGATATAATATAGTTTGCATATCCATGCCTAAGCCTGTAGGCATTTGCGAAACATCATATACTACAGCTTTACCACCTGCTCTAGACAATGTAAGTTCTATGTGATACATAACAACATTGTATAGCATCTGTATATGCTTTAATAAATCTACAAGAGACATAGTTTTACCTCCTGTATTGTTTTTAACTAAACCTATATATGATAAGTTAGCTTTTGATACATTATCTACAGAACGAACCTGATTAGGTCTTCGTCTCCACTGCACCATAATTGTTCCACCAATTTTAGTAGCTTCCCAAATATCATCAACATATCTAGTTTCTATAACATCATTTTTCTTTGGCTTATATCCTGCTCCTACTAATTTTTTAAATGGTTTATCTTCATCATATTTATTAGGAGATATTTTATATTGTAATGCTCTTATAGATTTCCATTCTACAGAAACTACTCTAACTCTAGAACCTTTATCTCTATGATAATCTACCCATTCATATTGACTATTATAGTGAGATAAATCATCTGGCCCACCAACTTGTCTCATAGCCTCTATCTTTTTAACATCATCCTCATCAAGATAGTCGTGATATTCATCAAGTATTTCATTAGCAGTCATCCATCTTTCTTCACCTGCCCACATTGCTTCATCTAAATAATCGCTATCAAAAGGTATATCATATACAAAACTTCTAGGGTCTATTCTTCTAATATATGGGTCGCCATTCCTTACATATACCTTATAAAATTCTTTACCTGTTACAAGTAAATCTCTAAATCCGTGTGAAAATAAATCTCTTAAACGATATGTATTTACTAAATATTCTAATCCATCCTGAGCTGTTTCCTCTACCATTTCACGATAATTATAACGCATGTATGCATCTATATCTTCAGGCATAGGAAAATCACCACCCTCTATATTTAAATCTATATTTGAATATTCTTTAATCTCTCTATGAACATCTTCAAGTAATTTGTTCATAATTATAGAAACTTTAAAATCTTCTTTTCTAATTATAGCTTCTTTATTAACTGTAGTAACTTTGTAATCTAATGGTCTCTTTAATTCTTCACCAACAAGTAAATCTATTTTAGGAGTAATAATAGGATAGTTTTGCATAGAAGCTGGATATGGTTGTCCATACTGCTCTGTAATATACATAAAGTCTCTATCATTTAGTTTACCATTATATAATTCATAGTTTTCAATATCTCTAATTCTAGTTGAATTATATGAGCTACCTTTATGCCCTATGTAATCTACAATTGCATCAACCCATGATTCACACCATGCTTTATCTTTTTGTTCTTCTGGTACGTTTTGTTGTGGAAATTGTTTTGACATATCTTATTTTTTATACGGAACAAGTCTGCCGCCTTGTTTTTTGTAATATATAAACCCTAATTTTTTTTCTTTCTGTTCTTCTAAAATAACTTTCTTTTTATATTCGTCTAGTTTATGCAATAAACATAAACCAAAAGCAAATACTCTATCTGTATTTCTTAAACCATAATCAGCAAGTTCATCTAACAAATCTATAAACCAAACATCTTCTATATTAGTTTTAAGATAATCATCTATTACTTGCTCCATCAAATCTTTTACCTGCTTTGTCATATGTAGTCCATATCTATTTCTAGCAACAGAATGAGGACTATGTGCACTAGCAGGTTTTTCTTTTAAATATTTTAAAGCTCCCTGTCTTTTAAAATAATCAAGTATACCTATTCTTGTATACTCAACTAACATTTTAGTATTATAATATACAGCTAATTTTAAACAACCATCATAAAACTCATCTGCTGTTGGTGGTCTTTCTGTATATTCTGCTACAGGATAATCTCCAGGTTCATTTAAATTTAAAAACCTTTGATATACCATAGCTGAACCAAGAGAAGTAGACTTACCTGCCTTATCTTGGTCATATGAGTCAATACCACCTACATAAAGATTCTTAAAATCTTTTGGGTGGTTAAGTATTTTATAAGGGCCATTCTTATCAGCTATCCATTCTACTTGATTAGTTTTACCTGAATCATCAAACTTCCACTCTAAATAACCTCTACTTATTTGTTTTTCTAAAGACTTGCTAGATAATATTCTGCTTCTTTGTGCATTAATTAAAGCTATATTAAATCTAGAACCTTTAGTTTTTAAGAAAGCTTCTTCTACAGTAAGTGGATAGTTTTGTATATGTAGGTTATATGCTGTTCTATCTTCTTTATCTTGTAGTTTTTCTCTATCTAATAACAACTTATCTTTAGCTCCACTCTCATCTTCTTCACCAGTTTTAACATCAAAGAAGCCATAGTATGCTTTTGATGCTGGAATAAACATAGGTATTAAATTAAATGAATCAGCATTATAATACATATCCATAAAATCTTTAGAAGCTTTGCCTATATCTCCACCTGTTCCTCCAATAATAGGTACACCAAATTGTATATCTCCATCCATAAAACAAGCCTTAGATGACATATAAGCATTAAGTAAATGTTTAAATTCACCTGCTTCTTCAAATACCATAACTCCTAAACGCTCACCTTTAAATACTTCAGGGTTATCCATAGTCCTGCAATATATAGCAGATTGATAACCACCTACCTCCCACTTACCGTCTTCTCGTTTTCTTCTAAAACCAGAACGTATAAGCTCATTAGTATCTTTTAATGAAGAATGTCTAATGTTCGAGTGTAGAGCATTAAGCCCTTTTTTAACTTTGTCAAAGAACGCTGTTGCAGTTTTTTCTAAACCTGCACCGATACCCACCTCATTGTATGGGTAAAACGTATATTCGTGTGCAAGGATACCAGAGTTCATATATGAGAATCCCTTATCCCTTGCTTTTATAATAATCATACCCTTTTGCTCTTCTTTGCAGGTATCAAACAAATCGAAATATTCTTTATCAAGATGTCTGTACCAAGGGTCTGCTAATATTTTTCTTCCACCTTTGTGGCCTGAGCTTCTAAGTATCTTATAGAAATTTAAATAAAAATAATGTTTGCCTGTAATTTTAGGCATACCTGATGGCTTATAGCCATTCTTACATCTATCTATTTGCTCATCCCACCACTCAGCGTATTCAATGCTTTCAACATTAAAATCAGGAAATCCTTTTGTAATGACTGGGCAATACTTTTCAGGATTAAATCTGATTTTAGTCATGTTGTCTTAATACACCGCCGTGGCCAAATTCATCATAATAAACTCCAGTACGAGGCGAAACTTCATCTTTAGCAATAGTAATATTACCAAAATCACTTCTACGAACTTTATTTTGACGATAGGCTTTACCTCTTCCTAAAATTTCTTTTGCTTTTTTATTTGCAGCTTTACGTGCTTTGTTAAACTCTTTACGAGTCATACCAGCATCATCTCTTTTTTTCTTATCTGTATGTCCAGGCATATTATTAAAATTTAATATTAGTCGTGTTGAATGATACCACCGTGCGCATATCGCTTATCAGCCATTTTTTTAACACTATGTTTACCACCCCCACCTTTTACTTTTTCCATATCCATAGTACCGCCATATGCTTTCATTCCTAATTGCTTCATAGCGTCTGCTCTAGTCAAACTAGGGTCAATGTCCATTAATCTTGCAATAGCAGCTTCACCTTTATAACGTTTTCCTGTTACTTCTCCAGAAGCATCTTTTGTTATTTCTACCTCACCCCCACTTTTATGTTTGTGTTTTGTGGTAGTGCTTCCTTTTTTCTTTTTATCTTTTTCGTCTGACATTTTTCTAAAATTTAATTAGTTAATTATTAGTCATGTTGCATTATTCCGCCATGGGTATAACGCACATCTTTCATTGAGCCGCCTGGACTTTTAGTTTTATTATGCTTTCCACCATGTGCTTTACTTTTTTGTCTTTCTTCTGCTTGCTTTTTTTCTTCTTTACTATAAGCTTTTTTAAAACCTGCAATTGGATTATTAGGTATACCGTCTCCCATAGGCTCATTTAGAGCAGCACTTGCTCCTAATATACCTTTACCAATTTGTTTTGCTTCATCTAATGCTTTTTGTGCTAAAGTTCTATTATCTGGCATTTTTTTAATTATTTAATTATTTATTATTACTTGCTTCAAATCTAGACTCAAGAAAAGAAAGTTCTCTACCTCCTTGTATCTTTTGTCTTTTACCACGCTTTTCTATAGCGTCTATAATTTTTTGTCTGGTATTAAGCACCTTCTCAATACCAATCATTATCTTTTGAATATCGGCTGCATTGTCAGGTGTCACTGGCATTTTATCCATAAGAACCGTATATTCATTTATTTTTTTATTAAAGGCTATATATTGCTCATCTAAAGGGTCAAACTGCAAAGTTTTATACTTTTCAACAGCATTGTCAATAACCTTCCTATTTGCAAATTTAATATTATATTTCCCATATATGTCTCTTGTGACAACTTTTTTTCGTTCTTCAATGGGTAAATAGGAGTATGGGCTATCATAATCAGTCATAAGAGCTACCCATTTTAATGCATCACTACCTAAACCTTCTTCGCTTAATACAGCCATAAATTCTGGTACAAGAGTTACATTTTCATCTTGTAACCTTACATCCCCTTTCTTATCAACATTTAATATATACATTATCTAAGTTTAAAATAATATATAGCTTTCCAATTTATTGGCCCTATAGGATAGCTTTTTTTACGAGAAACATTTACTTCAAGTTCTTCATCATATTCTTCATAGTAATAGTTAACATGATTTCTATTACCCATAAATATTTTACACTCCTTGAATAAATATCCTTCATCAATTAGAAAAGGAATTATCTTTTCCTCATCTTCAAATATTCTCATAAAGTTTTCGTAATTGATTTCTAGTCTGACATTAACATTGTCTTCCTCTACTATTAGTTCACCGTACGGAGTTTTATAATTTTTCACAAACATAATAAAATGAGACGCGTAGCGTCGAATTTTTTTTACCCATCCTGACGGAGTGGGTTAATTATATTGTAAATATGGGGAGTTGCCATATGCACAATTTACATCCATTCTTCTTGCAGAATCTTTTCCAGAATAATTATATTTGGATATTACTCCTCCGCGTTTCTTGTTTTGCCTCTTGAGTGATTGAACTCTTCTTGGTTTGCCAGCAGGCTGTCCCAATCTATTTTTTTGTGCTATTCTGCTTCTTTTTTCTCCAGCAGTTAATTCTGATGCAGTCTTTGGAGTTTTGCTACTTATACGTTTCTTTGGCCTACAATATGGCGTGCCACGTTTTTCACCTTTACGTCTACCGCAAGGCTTGCCTGTCTTAACATCAACCCAGTTCTCTTTAAACCAACGCTTAAGAGCTAAACCTTTTTTAGTTTTTCTTACTGCCATTAGTCGTGTTGACGGATAGTTCCTCCGTGATAACGAGACTTACTCATTTTTTTTGCATGACTTTCTACTATCTTAGCTTGTCCTGCGTGTTTTTTAGATGCTCCTTTTAATGCCTTAGCAACATCCATAAGTTTTTTACTTTCGTTTTTAACATTCATAATACCACCTTCGTCTTTTTTCCTTTTTTTCTTTTTACTATTTCCCCAGTTAGCAGCGCCAACTTTACGACATTTAGCTATTGCACCACTAGCATAAGCTGATGGAAAAACTTTATATCGTCTTTTTACTTTGAAATAACAAGCATCTTTTTTACTCATGAAACAAAGATATAAAAAAAAGACCTTCCAATTACGAAAGGCCTTTTAACAAAACAAAAATCAAAACTATGAAGAATACATAGTATTAAGAAGACTACAAAGTTAAGTCTACTTACTGCATACTACAAATCTTTTTACTTTTTTTTATTATGAGTTTTTCTCAACTGCTCTTTACCTTTTTTAAATATACGAACAACTTCAGTCTTTCCCATTACTTTAGCTCGTTGTTCACCAACAGTTAAGATTTGAATTTTTCTAGCATAAGGTTTGTTAATTTTTTTAACCTTAGCTACAGTGGCTCTAGCATCAGCAGGTGTAGCAAACTTAATACCTACAGTATCTTTTGGATTTTCATCAGTATATAATCTACGCCCACTACCCTTTGGCTTTTTTCCTGTACCGACCTTTGGGTCACGTTTTTTCTTATACTTCCCACCAACATTAAATTGATAGATAAGTGTATTAGATATGGATGGTTTCTTAATTTTTTTTAAACCAGGCATAAACAATTTCTTTTATCCTATCCCAAAGACTAGCATCTCTTCTACATAGACACTCATTCCACGGACATTCAGGCAACCCTCTACAGCAATCGCATGTTTCTTTTAAACAAGTATTATACTTGCAATTATTGTTTTGAAAAAAATTCATTTCTTGTTCTGCGCTCATATTCCTAGTATAATCATAATAATATTTAGACTTCTTCATCCCCTACCACTTGACCTTATGAGACCAATATCTTGCAGAAAACTTATTAGGCCTAGCATCTTGTGCATTATGTCTTGCATAATAAGATTTCTTTCTTGCTTTATCTTTTTTACTCTTTGGATTCTTTCCAGCACCTCTTACCCCTTGCTGCCCGAAACGAATCAACTTAGTCTTATCCCCCATCTTCGCAACCACAACGTGAGACTTTGTAGGATGATTAGGAGTTCGTTTAGCTTTATTATAGCCAGACACACCTGCCCTAACCAACTTCGGGTCTCTCTTTTTTACTCTCCCACCTTTCTTAAAAGTACCATACTTATTCGCCTTAGCTATATTCATTTGGCTATTCAAACCACTTTTGAACATAGGCTCATCCAAATTGTCTTTTAACTTGTTGTACAAATCCTTTATCTTCTTCTTTGCTTTGCCAACGTAATAGTTAAGCTTTGGCTTAGATGAATCAGTACTCATTTTACTTTTATTATTCATTCTACAAAAGTATAAAAAGTTTCACAAAAAAATTTTGTGTATTCTCGAAAAGGTGAACCCCATGTCTGTAGGCCCCCGTCGCACGCGTTATTTTAGGGCACGGCCCTATGCATAACGCTTTTTCCTACATATATACATACACATACTATGTTACTATAGCTTGACGCTCACGTTCGTTCGCTTATCCTTTTTTATAGTAACTTATTTTATTAATTATGTCGAAAGCTCGCAAAGCTTCTCAGAGCAGCAAGGCTGCTTCTGAGAAACGCTCGCAGGGTGCGAAAACCCCTGCAATGTCTTCGATGCTAGCGCATCTTGACAGTCTTGGTGTTTCTACACCTCGTCTTGCCGCTCAGGCAGGTATCTTCACTGGCTCCGCCACCGAAGAACCTAAGCCTTTTACTAAGCAAGACGGCACTTCAGGTTTGTCGTGTATTTTCCACAGTTCCTGTGGAAACTACAAGCATACCTTACTAGCAAGTATGAACGACCAAGGTCGCTATACTTTGCTAGACGGTATTGCTATCGACAACCAACTTGAGTCGCTTGCCCATCTGTTCGATGGTCGCGACATCAAGTTCGCAGTAACCGAAAACGGCAAGACCGTTTCCACTACTGCGTTCAATGCCTACGGATTATCGCAGTCTAACGACAGCTCAAACCGTAGTCGTCTGTTATCACGACTAACTAGTCGTAGATAACAAACTTTCTTGGATGTGATGCTAACACATCACGGGGCAGTCTTGCGACTGCCTCGTTTTCCATTGGCCACAGGCTGTAAAGATACTATAGAAAGACTGTATAATAAGTCAATGCAACCCAAACGGACAAGTATTTGGCATCCATTGACAACAGCATCTGTAGTTTTTGCGTGTATGCACGAGTCTGTGAAGGTGTGTCAGATACCCTTTTCAGGCTACATATTAAGCAAATAAGTACATTTTTACTACTAATAATTAGTTTAACTTGCTGATTTACAGTGAGTTAGGCTTCTTATTAGGTCTGTAGTCCAAAAAAAAAGTATTAACTATTTATTTAAATGTTATGAAAGATTTAACACCACTTCAGTCTTGTCAAGTGTCATATATGGCTTTGACAAGCTTGCAAACGACTTTTGCAATCGAATTAAACGCTGCTACAATAAAAGATTATAATAAATCTACTGTTGAAGAGCTAAGGCAGTATGCAACTATTAAGAAAAGTGTTGCGGAATGCGTTAGAGAATGTTACAGCGCGTTGATAAGTGTAAAACCTAAACTTTGTGAAGAAATATATCAGAAAGTGTTAGCCGTATACATAGAGTTTCTAGCTATTCAAGCGGCTAATATATAACCACTATCCCGCCAAAGTTCGGGTTTTTTACAGACAAATGCAAATTATTATGTTAAGTTAGTTGCATTTTGTTAATAATTAATTTAAGAAAGTTAGTCGATTGGCAGATTCTGTGTTTGACTACCAGATAAAAAACAGAGATAAGGAAGCGTAAATCGTATTGTAGGGACTCTGTACTTTCTTTTTAGGTTGCTATCCTTTTTGGGTAGTAACCTTTTTTTTAACTAAAAAATCTCACAAATGAAACAGATTATTTTATTGCTTGCAGTTAGTCTAGGACTAGCTTCTTGCACAAAAGATGAGTTTAGCCACGAAGAGTTAAACGCAACACACGTAAAAATTATGGGCGATAATTTTGTTACAGCTAGTGCTATATCTAGTTGTACGGGATTAGATACATCTTGGACTGTTCAGTTTGGTGTTGCTATGTGTATTAACATAGCTAACTTACCAAATATTGATGATGTCCGATATGACGACTTTGAGTTTTATGCTATGGTAAATGGTAGGAAAACAGTCGGTATGCAAGGTATTAAAGACCAAATAAGTGATAGAGCAATGGCCATTATAGATGGCAACATTACTATGCAACTTAATGGACATACAGACCTTGCAGTTTATTTGCTTGCAGAAAACTACTATAACGCAGAGTTTTTTGTTGAAGCTAATGGAATTAAAACAAGAATTAATTTAAGAGAAGTTTACTAATGAAACATTTAAAAGCCTTTTTGGTATGCCTAGCAGTTTCTATCCTGCTAGGTATATCGGCTAAAGCACAGCAGATAGATACAGTTATAGTTATGTTTTCAGGTGATGAAGTATTGCACTTTAATACTGATAATGAAATTATTGACAAAGAAATACATAGTGATAATTATGTAATCAATTTAGATACTAATCAGATTTTATACTTAGACTTTTATGATAAAAAGCATAGGAAAAATATTTTTGACAAAAAAATGTCAAGATGTATTACTTATGGAGCTATCAGTAATGGAGAACTTATAGAGTTAAAAGAAACTCTTTCGTCATATGCATATGGCATTAAGATTCCTGGAACTAAAGTAAGATATATAATCGTAACACCAATGCACAGATGAAAAAGATAGTTAAAGATTCAAATGGAATACCAATCGGTTATGGCTACGGCTTTTGGGATTGGGTAGGTTTTGTAGCAGTTATAACTTGCACAGTTAGTGTGATTGCTACTGTTTGCATAACATTATTAACAACAACATTTCAAGTTTTATGATGTCTAAGCGTGATAGAATTTTTTGGTGTTTAGTATTGCTTGGTATAGTGTGTGTCTTATGGCACATACTAGCCAGCTATACAGTTAGTTATATAGTAGAGTTGGGACTAATAATCTCAATTTTTACTACCATTGTTTTTATGGGTAGTCTCATAATAGATGATGATAAAATAAATTAGGCTTTGAGAGTTGCCTAACGCGACTAAAACTCTTGACACTTGACTTTACGGAATCTGCAGTTCTATTGGTCACTCATTGAAATAGCATACGTTGACTTGACTATTTATGTGTAAAGAGTGTCCTATAATATGGATGTGTGTCCATACTGATGATTCCAAAAGGATGAATATAGATAATATAAATATAGTAGGCTTAAAAATAAGCACACCTTAATGACGATTGAGTGTTGGAGACGAACTACTAGTGTTAGTGGAGTGGTGCACCGCTCGCGACTAACCTAACAAACCCTAGTGGCCTACTATTAGCATAAAGAATCCGTAATTCCTGAACAAAGGTTGGGTTTTTTTGTAGCAAGTAGCAAGTTGTGTATGAGGTTCTTAGCCCTCCCTTCTTGCTTACTTAGCTACTTTATTTAGAATATAAGGATTGTATCCTTTTATATAATAACCCTTCCTTTTAGTGAGATTAATGGAAGAGTGGTAAAGCATGGCAGTATTTTTCTAATACTTGTTTTTACTGCCTTTGCTTTACTTGTTAAATCTCTGGTTGAATATTAAATGATTTTAAAAGTGAATTTAAAAGAGAAAGATGAAGAAAAGTTAGTTGCTACGCTTCAGAAGCTACAGACAACTGAACGACAAACTAAACATGCGAAGTTTACTGAGCTGTTTAAGAAACTGCGTGACTGTGATGTAAGTTATATTATGTCTAAGAAACGCAAGAACCTTGTAGACTTTATAGTATATAAAGGTGTAAAGATGAAGTTGATTTGGTTCAACAATGATGTGTATTTACAGATGCCTGGTGGCTCTAGAGAATACGGGATTAGTTTTGCAAACAAAATATTAACAGAAAAAACAATTGATATATGTGTGGATTAGTAGGATACATAGGTAAAGAAAAGATGAGTAGTATAGATTTATTTCATCTTTTATTAGAAAATGATAGTAGAGGTGGACACTCTACAGGTTTTTATAATGGTGATGAGTTTTATAAATGTGTTGGTAATAGTGAAAATCTATTTCAAGATATTAGAAAGTATAACTCTAACTTTATTATAGGACATACAAGATATGCAACGCATGGTGAGCATACATTAGAGAACCAACATCCTTATGTTTACGGTAATGTTATTGGTGCTCATAATGGTGTAGTTGGTAATTATTTAGAGGTTGGTGATGAATATGGTCTAGAAGCTACTACTGTAGATTCTCAGATGATATTTAAAGTTCTTAATCATACTAATGATGTGCAAACTTTAGGTTTATTTTCAGGTACACTAGCTACTATATTTACTAAAAGTGATGGTACTCTATGTGCTTATCGTAAAGGCAATCCTTTATTTGTAGGACAAAATCCTAGTGGCACTTATTTTAGTTCTATTAAATCATCTTTAGAAGATTTAGAATGTGATAGTATATGGCAACTTAAAGAAGGTAAGCTATATACATTTAATGACAAAGGTACTGTGTCTAACAAAATAGATATTAAACATAAACCTATTCCAACTATAAATAACTTTAATTCAGATTGGAAAAGTTATGGTAAAACTACAAGTCCTAGTTTATTTTCTAAAGCTGTAAAGTCTTGTGAAATAGACACTTACAATAATTCTTATACATATTATAACAATAATAATAATTTGTATGATGATGAAACGTATTTAGAAGTTTTATCTGAAAGATTGTTTGATATTATAACTAAACACCAACAACAGTTTAGTCAAGATGAGTTACATATATTAGAAGAAACTCTACAATATGTACAAGATAATGCATGGGAATTTTATAGATAATGATATGGAAAAGTTATTAAAATTATTAAGTGACGAACAGCTTGTAAATGATTTACTACAGGCTGTTCAGTCTTTTATAGATAGAAAGGGTAGCAATCCTGATATTAAAGAATTAAAAGACAAGATAAAAAATATAAAACAATTATTAAAACCGATAGATTATGGAAAATCAAATAGTAATATGCCATAATGGTGATGAACTACCTGTTAGTAAATGCGAATGGATTGAGTGTTTAAGTTCATATTATCCTCAACCAAAATATTGTCGAGAAGGTGAGCCTATACCAATTTATTGTGGCCATCAAGACGAATGGTTTATTAGTGGTGAAATGTATGGATGTCTAGATTTAGACCCTACTATAAATCAAGGTATAGAAATATCACATCAAGATTATTGTGTAGAAGCTCAACATTATTATGATGATTGGGTTTGGATGTTAGAATATATACACGACGATAATGGCGCTTGGTGTCAAGATGAAAGATGGGTAAGCTCTGGACATTTAAATGATGCAGGATATTATTGGAATGAAAGAGCTGATGATTATGTTCACGAAGATGATGATTCGTATGATGACGCTGATAATATGCGTGATTATAACAACAAGTTTGATGTTAAATCTACAACATTTTTAGCTACATCTTCTATGAAATATACATTTGGTTTAGAATTTGAAACAAATAGTATGGGTTATTTAGATGAATACTTTGTTACCCGAGACAATCTTTCATTAGCTGCAATAGATGATGGTTCTATAAGTGGCAAAGAATATGTGACTGGTGTTTTAGCTGGTGATAAAGGTGTTGATATGCTTGCAAGAATTTGTGAAAGTTTAAATGGCTCTGACTGTAGAGTTAATAGTAGTTGTGGTTTACATGTTCATATAGGTGGATTTCAAGATAATCGTAGATTTAGTATGTTAGCTTTGAGGCTAGGTAAAATACTAGAACCTCAGTTATTTAAAATGCTACCTCCTTCTAGACAAAACAGTACTTTTTGTAAGAAAATACCATATGATTTAGATAGCCTTGTATTATCTAATACTAATAGAATTCTTGCTGAATATGTGTTTGATGCTGAAGCTTTAGACAAATATAATAACAAGGGTACACATACAGAAAGATATACTAGTCAAAGGTATCGTTGGTTGAATTTAGTTAATTGTAATTCTAATACTAGATATACTACTATAGAGTTTAGACAACATAGTGGTACTTTAAGTTTTAATAAAGCATACAATTGGATGTTAATATGTATGTCTTTTGTAAACTTTGTTGAGAATCAACCTCGTAGAATTATGAGAGGTAACGTTACTCTTCAAGAAATTGTTAGATATAGCGTTAAAGGTGAGTTAGGTGATAATGTAATCAAGTATATCAAATCTCGTTATGAAAAGTTTGGTAATGATTTTGTATTAGAAAGTCCTAGCTTTCATAATTTATCTAGAAGACGAATCGAAAATATTAATGAATTTCTAAAACAGTTAAATGATGAAGAAAAGCAAAGACAAGTTTTTAGAGCAACAGATAGAAAGGTTCTCTCAGCATGATGCCGAGAGAATCTTTAATTATCTAGAGCATCTAGAAAAAGAAGAAAGAGACTATTGGGCTCAAAAAGAATATGAAGAATGGTTAAAAAAAGAATGTGATGAAAAAAGAAGAAAGGATAGTATTTATAAATAAAGGATTGAATTATACAGTAAGTAAGAGAAAGTTTCATCTACCTAGTATAGGTGAAACTAATTATTACGCTATTGTTAATGATAGTACAGAAGAAGTTATATCTACTTGTAAAGAAAGATATAAGGTTGTACAGAATGATGAGATTATGGATATTATAAAAAGTATATTTCCAGATAGTACATTAATAGACTGTGGACATTTTGATAATGGAGGTAAAACATATTATTTCTTGAAGCCATATGAACAAGATATTGTTCCGCATACTGTTGGCTCTCACGAGATAGATTATTATTACTATGTATTAAACTCTCATGATGGTACATCAGGTTTAAGATTTGGTACTGCTTCTAAAGTAATTAGTTGTTCTAATATGTTTTCTACACTGCCTGGTGATAGTTCTTTTGTTATTAAGCATACTACTAATTTAGAAGAAAATGCTAATATAAAAGCTAGTATTATAGCTGGTTTAAATATTATGATTACTGAAGAGCATGACACATACTTAAATTGGAGGTCATCTCCGTTATTCATTCGTGAATTAAATAATCCTCAATGTGAAAATATTATCAAAAGAGCTATGGGTGTAGACCCTAGAATTCCTAATGATAAACTATCTGCTAAGCAGATGATTAGATTTAATACATTGAAAAACTTTTGTTCTAAAGAAATGACAAGATTAGGTAGGAATTTGTTTGGTTTTTATAATGGCTTTACATATTATTGTACTAATATTCTAGGTGCTCGAGCATCTGATAAAGGAATCAATCCTCACAAAACAATATTAAAAGGTGTTGGTAGTGAAATAAATACCAGAGCTTTTAAAGCAACACAATTATTATATGAGAGCAGACAAGCGCCGTCTTAAATTTCTGAGACAACAACTAACTGGTGGAGTTTCACAGCTCGTTAAATATCTTAATGAGTATGTGAAACTTTATAGTAAGTTGTCGCAAATAGATAATAAGCTTGATGAGGATACTCTTGTTAATTATTGGACAGAGTTTTGGAAACTATATCCTATACGCAAAGGCAAACTAAAAGCTGCTGAAGCATTTGAAAAGAATATAGTAGATGATAAAACATTTCAATATATGATGAGTGAATTACATAAACAGATTGCATATAAAGCACATTGTGATAATAAGAATATTTTTCATCCTGAGTTTCCGTTTCCACAAGGTTGGTTAAACCAGCACAGATGGGAAGATGAAACACCTGATGTAAAGAGCACAGGTTATATAACCCCTAAAAATACTATAGATGATAGACTTAAGTAAACAATTCGAAAAGGTTGTATTAGCAAAACTAATTGACAATCCTAAACTATATTATGATTACTATCAGTTTCTTAGTACAGATTTATTTGAAGAAACAAACTATAAATTACTTTATAGTTATATAGAAAATAAAATATCTGAAGGAGCAAAGGAGTTTGATATTATGATAATAGTAAAAGATTTGAGAGGTAAGTCTAGTGATATTCATGTTACTATTTCAGATATAATACAAGAACAGTATTCATCTTTAGGTATTCAAGTAGCTATATTATCTCTTGTTGAAAAACAAAAGTTTAAAAAAATGCAGGAGTTAAATCACAGAACTGCTATTATGTTGGAAAACAAAGATGATGTATTTGAAATTATTGAAAGTGTGCAAACTAAATTATCTGAACTGCAAGTCGATACTAAAAATAAAAGTATTGATTTTGCCCAGCATATACATGAAGCTATAGAAACTATAAAGTCTCGTATGTGTGGTGTAGATAGTTTTGGTATAACAACAGGTTATAATAATCTAGATAAATTTACAGGTGGTTGGCGTACTACAGACTTAATAATTGTAGGCGGTTCCTCATCAATGGGTAAAACAAGTCTTGCCGTATCGTTTGCAGTTAACGCAGCGAGAAACGCTACACCTTCTGTTATCTTTTCTTACGAGATGGGTATACAACAGTTGGTTACCAGAATAATATCTAGTGAGTCAGAACTTAATAGCAGGTGGCTACAGCGTGGTGCTATCAATGATGACGAATATGAAATGCTTGTTAGAGTTACAGATAATATTAAAGATATGCCTTTGTATATAGATGAGTGTAATAATAGTAGTTTAAAATATCTTGTTAATAGAATACGACAGTATGCTATAAGTCAAGGTGTTAAAGTATTTGTTGTAGATTATCTTCAGCTAGTACAACACAGAACAAAAACTATTAACTCTCGTGAGCAAGAGATAGCTCACATTGCCAGGACATTAAAGAATGTAGCTAAAGAACTTAATATAGTTGTGATTGCTTTATCGCAGTTGAATCGTGGTGTTGGTAATAGAGATGGTGGCAAACCTACTATGTCAGATTTGCGTGAGTCAGGTGAAATAGAACAAGCTGCTGATATAGTATTGCTTATCTATAGACCTGAATACTATGGCATTGAGTCTACAGGTGATGGTAAAAGCACAGAAGGTTTAGTAGAGCTTATATTTGCTAAAGGTAGAAACATTGGGACAGGAACTATTGTTATGAAGTTCCAGAAAGAATTAACAAAATTTAAAGACGAAGAAGATGAGTTATGACAATTGGAAACTTTCTAATCCACAGGATGATGGATACTATAGTGATATGGTAAACACTTGCTGTGGAGGTGAAGGTACTTACACTAGGTTTATTGATGATGAAGAGATTACAGTATGTTTGGATTGTGGTCAAGCATATCCAGACCAGATAGAAAAGTATGAGTATGATGAGATTCAAAGAGAGAATTACTATGAGTTTAATCGAGATGAATAAATACTTATTTATTTAAGTATTTTAATTAATTATTAATTTATTTTTATTATATTTGCATATGACAAAAATCACTATGAAAGGTACAGGTTTATATCAACCTATAGACAGACCTTCAAACAAAACAGAAGCTGTTCTAAAACACTTAATGGAAAACAAAAATGGTATTACAAGTTTAGAGGCTATCCATAAATGGGCAGCTACTAGACTATCAGCTATTATATTTAACTTAAGAGAACAAGGCTACCCTATCATCTCTACAGA